GTCGTTTTGGTTTTTTAGGTGGTGCAGTTTGTTTCTTTGGTTTTACTTCAACCACATAAGTTTTAGTTTTCCCGTTTGACTCTTTAACTTTAATTAAATAGTCTGGAAAATATCGATGAACACGATTGTCAACGGGGGAAACATATGGTATACTGAATTCTTCGGAAGCCCATAAAACAATATTTTCATTCAGGTCACACCATCTACAAAAGCGTCTTTCCCAACTACTTCTACAAATAATATTGTTGGGATCTCCTCTATACTTCTCTGGATAAGACGGTTTGTATTTACTCTTAATACTTTCTGCCATTAACTTGACTACATAATATATAAGTCAAAAATTATTTATAAATGGCTTCCGTCTCTTTAGCGCCAAGCTCACAAAAAATATCACAAATAAAAAGCAAGTTATTAAATCCTGCTTTAACATCTCACTTTATGATTTATCTTGGTCTTCCCAGAGATCAGCAAGGTTTTAGACAATACATGGCAGAAAACGCTCTTGCTCTAGATCAAGATAGATTGCAACTATCATGTTGTGAGGCATCTCTTCCTGGTTCTTCTCTTGCAACCACAGAGTTAAGGAATGATTTTACTGGAGCAACTGAAAGACACGCATATCGTCGCATCTATCAAGATCGAATTGATCTTACTTTCTACTGTGATGCAGAACAATATATGCCAATTAGATTCTTTGAATCTTGGATGAAATTTATCATGAACGAAAGTGGATCTAATGGAGTAGCTAAAGAAAATTATTCTTATCGAGTTAAATATCCTAATCAATACAAGGGATGTGGGTTAGAGGTTACTAAATTTGAAAAAAATATTGATCAGAAAAGTTCAGTGGTTCCTCTCACATATAAATTTGTTAATGTATTCCCTGTAGCAATTACATCGATGCCTGTTTCTTATGATGCATCGTCTCTTTTAAAATGTACGGTGTCTATGAATTATACTAGGTACTTTATCGGTCCTGGTGATTCTACTGAATCTACCTCATCATCTCTTACTGGAGGCCCAACCAACCCACTTAATTCATTTACTGATGGTTTGGATTTGAATTTGAATTTTCCAAGATATGATAGTGAGAATAATTTATTTGATCCTGCTGGTCAAGCAACTTTTAATTTCAACCAAGCATTTAATTCAGGACTATCCTCATTTCTCCAATAAATAATCACACTGAAGATCTATAAGACATCATGCCTTTACCAAAAATTGCAGCTCCCACATATGAGCTTGAACTACCATCAACCGGGGAGACAATTAAATATAGACCTTTCCTTGTTAAGGAAGAAAAACTTCTTGTCATTGCCTTAGAAAGCGAAGAAACAAAACAAATTACTAATGCTATCAAAGCAGTAATTAAAAATTGTATCTTGACTAGAGGTGTTAAGGTAGAACACTTACCAACTTTTGATATTGAATATCTCTTCTTGAATATTCGTGGTAAGTCTGTTGGTGAGCAACTTGATGTCAACATTGTTTGTCCTGATGATGGTGTTACTGAGGTAGCAGTTCAAATTGATTTGGAAGATATTAAAGTAAATCGAAGTGATAATCATACCAATAGAATTAAACTGAATGATGATCTCATGTTGGAAATGAATTATCCTTCACTGGATCAATTCATTAAGAACAACTTTGAATTCAGTGAAAAGAATGCCATGGATCAATCATTTGATCTTGTCGCATCTTGCATGGGTAAAATTTATAATGAAGAGGAAGTTTGGGTTGCTGAAGATTGTAGCAAAAAAGAATTGTCTGATTTCTTGGAGCAGATGAACTCTGCACAATTCAAAGAGATTGAAAAATTCTTTGAAACGATGCCTAAACTATCACACTCTATTACTGTAACTAATCCTAAAACAAAAGTAGAGAGTGCTGTGCTCCTGGAGGGACTAGCAAGTTTTTTCGCCTAGCCCTAGTCCACATGGACTTGGGTAGTTATTATAAAATTAATTTTGCTTTGATGCAGTTTCATAAATATAGTCTAACTGAAATTGAAAATCTTATCCCATGGGAAAGAGACATTTATGTTGGACTGTTACAGCAACATCTTGAAGAAGAAGAATTAAAACGAAAACAACAAGCATCTAATGGATGATACTGTAACCACACCAGAAATAAAATCTACCACGATATCTGCATCTAAGATGATGGGTAGAGAAGTTGGTGGTGACTCGGGTTCAGTTGGACAAGAAACAAAGATTGGAAAACTATCAAGAATTTTAAGAACCACTCGCATTAAAGTAAATGCGATGGAGGGTCAAGTAAAGAATTTTGATAAAATAATCAATATAAACTCAGAGAAGATAACAAGATTAAAAAATATACTTAAAATACAAAAAAGCGAGTTAGCAGAAAATTTGAGTAGTCTTGATCAGGCTGCAGAGTTTGCTTCTGTTGAGAAAAGTCTAGATGCGATTATTGAAACTCTAAGAAAAGAAAAGAAAGCAGAAGAGAAAGCAGCAGAGGCAGCAAGAAGAAAGAAAGAGAGGGATCGTGCCAAGGCTAGAGAAAAGAAATTAGAATCTGGACTAGGGAAGGGAATCAAGAAAGTTGTTGGAACAGTAGTAAAACCATTTAAGAGTATCTTTGATAAGATATTTGGTTTCTTACTTAATGTTCTTGTAGGTAGAACTATTATAAAATTAATTGATTGGTTTAGTGACGAAGAAAATCAGGGAAAAATTCAATCACTGATTAGATTCGTCAAAGACTGGTGGCCTGCACTAACTGCTGCTGTTCTTTTATTTGGAACTGGTTTCGGATCATTGGCAGGAGGTCTTGTAGCATTAGTTGCTGGATTTATTCCAAAATTCTTAGCATTAAGTGTAAAATTAGCAGCAGCTATTGCAAAAAATCCATTTGCTATTGGTGCTGGTCTTTTCCTGGCAGGTGCTGTAGCTCCTGCTCTCTTCCCCCAAACTGTTGAGGATGAAGCAGATAAGCAAGCAAATAAAGCAGCGGAAGAGAAGGGAAACGAACAAGCAGCAGCGGACATAAGAGCACAAAATGAAAATAGAAATCCTTTACAGCGATTTGGTGACTTTATTACTGGTGCAGGTGCAGAAAGAGAAGAACAAGCACAGAGATTAGAGACTGGTGAAGAGAAGAGATATGGATTCTTTGGTGAACTAAATGGTGGGGGAAGAGTTCCAGGTAGAGGTTTGAATAAGGATACTGTCCCTGCCATGCTTACTCCAGGTGAGTTTGTTATGAGTCGTGGTGCCGTTGATAAATTTGGCACAGATACTTTAGAATCCATGAATGCCATGGGAGGTGGAACAAATATTCCAAAAAGATCCTCCGGAGTTACCTATGCATCTGGTGGAGGTATGATTGGTGACTTTGAGCACAGAGAAAAATCATCTACAAGGCATAAACAATTAATGGATCAAAGAACCTCTGAGGTTCAAGCACCTGGAGGAATTGATAAGAGACATAATCAACTGATGCAATCTACTTCACAAGAGAAAATTGCTGCATATGATAAAAAGCACGGCGAGGGTGCATATTCTAAGAAATTGCGTGAGAAACTGACTAAAATTTATGTTGCACCTACTCAATCATCAATTGAAAAAGCAATAGTCCCTACCGGTCAAGTTGTTGGTAGAGAAAATCTGTCACCTCAAGCGCAGGCCGCAATAGCACGATTGGAGGCTAAAAAAGGATTGCCACCTGACATGCAGTACACCAGAAATGGTAATAAGATATCTGCGGAAGGGTTTAACCGAGTCAAAGGAATGATAGGTGCAGCAAAAGAAGGTGGCGCTAAAGGTGTATTGAATCATATGCTCTCAGGTGCAAAGAGCATGTTTGGTGGAATGATTGATAAAGTGCAGGGAGCTGTTAATGATCCCAAATCTTTTGTTGAATCGATGGGTGGAACTGTTAGGGATGGAAACATAGGAACACCAACAGCACAAGAACAAAAAGATATTGATGCTCTTGCTGCAAAAAAAGAAAAATTAAAGCAGAGTCAACAATCACTCATGGGGATGAATCGTCCAAAGAAACGAATTCAGGATGATCCTTTGTTTGCAGAATATGATGCGATTCAGAATGATCCGCACCATCCTCTGTTTGAAAAAGTTAGAG